TAGCTGATCCGTTTGGCCGCACTACTGGTGTAGCACCAAAAGGACAAAAAGGTAAAGTACATTCTATGTCTGAAGCAATGAATATGGTAACAAAAAACTTATTAACTGAAGGTCGTTACTTAGAAGATAGCAATGGCGAATCATTTAATCATATTATGAATCGTTTCCGTACTGAAGTTAAAGCATTTGAGCAAGGCAACGACTTAGATAACGACTTATATGATGCATTGTTTGACTATTATTCAGAGTGCGGCGAAATGCCATATGGCGTACAAAAAGCACGTGACGGCGATCCGTATGAATGGGTAGCAGAAAAGTTAGGCGCCGAGTTAGGCGACGTTGCGTATGGTAGCGATCCTGCTAATGCAGAAGGTTTTGGTATCGAGGATGAAGCTGCTCCAGCTGGTATTGGACACGATTTAGTAAGTCCGGAACAACGTGTAGCACAATCAACTCCTGCTAAGCCGGGCGTTATGGGCGCAGTTAAAGACGTTGCACAAGGCGCAAGCAATTGGTTACGTGGCAAACCAGAAACAGGCCCTACATACGAAGAAGCCGATCCAATGGAACACGAATTAAATGAACTAGCACGTTTAGCTGGATTACATTCAGCTGGTAGTCAAGTACGTGAAAGTTTTGACCAGTCACAACCCGAGTTTAGTTTAAACACAAGCATTGATAGCGAAGGTCGTAAGTCTGTTAGTGTTAGTGCAGAAGGCGAACAAGCAGAAGCATTATTACAAATGTTAAAAATTGCTGGATTAGGTGGTGGCGATAAAGCACGTGAACTACAAGCCGGTCACAGCGAAGAAGGTTGTGAAGAAATTGAAGATGAAGGTAATGAGTTTAGTGGCGAATTAGCCCAAGCTCGCGCACAGCATCAAGATACATTTGATGTTGGTGGCCATGAGTATGAAGTCGATGAAGCAGATGCTCCAGTTGATTCTCCTGCTACTCAACCAGCTAATGCTCCAGATGAGAAGTACGCATCAATGAGAGCAAGCACTATGGGCCCAGGCGAAGGTGATGCAGGAGAAAAAGCAATGAATCCAGATCGTCCAACTAATAACAATGGCGATAATGCACTAGCAACTCCTCCAACAAGAGCACAAAAAACTCTTATTCAGGTAGCAGCACTTGAATCTAAATTAGCCGCAGAATACGAAAGTATTAAGAAAGTTATTAAGTAATGAAAATTACCGAGATTATTACTGAAGCTAATAATACCGATTTGAACAATGACGGAATCCCGGATAGTCAGCAAACAGCTACACCGGGATTGCGTAGTCATACAAATTTAGATAACTCTAGTCCGTATCATCCTTGGCGCTATGCTGCATTGTTCTTAGCCGGTGCCGGCGATAAAAGCGGCGAGTATGAGCATCAACCTGCTAAAGATGGACCAAACGGTCAGTCATTGGTAGCAGCAGCGTATAGCGAAGGTGAACGTGCTATTTTAGATCAAGCATCTAAAGCATTTGGCCCTGAAGCAAATTATACTCAACTTACACCAGATGGATCCAGTGAAATTAAAGATGTAAATAGCACCAGCCCAATTCGTAAAGTTGGTGCAATTCAGCGTAAATCAAAATAATGAAACAGTATCGCATTACACAAGCAGACTTTGTATTGTCTGGGGAGTCCGGCGATGCGGATGCTATTATGGATGCCCGCGATTTAGCTGAGATTAAAAAATTAGCTGGTATAACAGGTTTGCTAGAAGCAGAAGCAGGTATGTATACTGGACAAAACACAGTACCACAAGCCAGCGAAGGTGGGATAGTAAGTCCGGTTGGTAGTAACATTAGTACCACAGCAGAAGATCGTCGTGAACTAGAACGTGAATACGGCGCACGTCCGGGAACTGATTTATGGTTTATTATTAACTTTACTAAGCCTTACCTTAACGGAAGTCTGCGTAAACACATTGAGGACTATTTAACAAAACATCCTGAGTACCGCATTAAGCCGCATCCAGGCGATTAAGCTATACGCTTGTCTAATCCCAGGTATTGATTCCATGAGTTCTGTTTTACGCTAAAGTCCATTTTCTTCCATTGATTTACTAAACTATAGTAGTCTGGCTTGTACGGCATAACCCGTGGGCGTATATTAGTCTTATGCCCCTTAGCACTATTGCAACTCTTACAACTAGTTGTACAGTTTTCCCAATTAGTCTTACCGCCAAGCATACGTGGAACAACGTGATCAATGGTTAGTTCGTCGTAATCAAATACATCGTCACAGTATTGACACTTAAACAAGTCACGCATATATAAGTTATAACGACTAAACTTAACGTGCTTCTTATAGTGGAAATAATCTTTAGTTACGCAGACACTCGGCACGTTTATTGCCACCCTTTCGGAATGAATGATCCAATCGGGATATGTTTCAATGACATGAACCCGTCCAAGATACATTAACTTGATAGCGTGTTGCCATCCGATAACACTTAGCGGCAATACGCTAATTGGCTCGTAGTTTGAGTTGAGTAGTAAAGTGTCTGACATTTTTGATAATATAAATAATTATTATACTATATATCGATATAACCAGTCAATGACAATTAAAAATAAATTAGTAATATACTACCCAGTTGGAGCTCGCGGCGATTTTTTGGCAGCTATTTTGTTAAATGCAAAACCGCGATTCTTTGATTATAGTATGATACGATATCCACCTGAATTTATTGAAGAATATTATAAATTGCATGATATAGATGCAAATCCACAATCGAGATTTTTTAAAGGATCGGTAATGGATATAAAACGGAATAGGTCTATTCGAATAAAATTAAATAGTATAGATGATTTTTTAAGTTCTGTTTATTATCGTATGATCAAAGTTGAAAAGCATACATTAAATTTACCATATGTATTTAAAAAGTTAGTTGATCACGAATTATTTGGAAGACGTATTGATTATAATTTTAAGTATACTGTTAATTTCGCTGATTTATTTGATGTAGACTTTTTAAAAGATTTCTATTATACATACAATCAAATAACAATGCCGGATGAATTATTAGCTCCGATTATACACAATATTGGATTACAACCCAGAGTAACAGTTGATAATTATTCCGAATATATAACAGACTTATCCCCGCATACTGTTACCCAAGTTAAAAACAAGATGTGTTTATAATTACTTAAATACTATATATGAGTAAAGACCTAGCAACCGCAATTATTAAAACTCCGTATAAGAGTATGTCCTATACTGAGCAACAAATCTTGGAGTTTGCCAAATGTGCGGACCCAGTAACTGGAGCACGTTACTTTATGAGTAACTACTTCTTTATTCAACATCCAACTAAGGGTAGTATCCAATATCACCCATTTGAGTATCAAGAACGCTTAATTGATGCATACCATCAAAATCGCTATAGTATATCATTAATGCCACGTCAAACTGGTAAGAGTACAAGTGCAGCGGGTTACTTGTTGTGGTATGCAATGTTTGTTCCAGATAGTACTATTTTGGTCGCGGCGCACAAATATATTGGTGCACAAGAGATTATGCAACGTGTACGCTATGCGTATGAGAACTGCCCAGACTTTATACGAGCAGGAGTGACAAGTTATAACAAAGGATCGTTAGACTTTGAAAACGGTTCACGTATTGTATCACAAACAACAACCGAAAACACAGGGCGTGGTATGTCTATATCACTACTATATTGTGATGAGTTTGCGTTCGTTCGCCCCACTATTGCATCAGAGTTCTGGACTGCAATTACACCTACATTAGCAACTGGTGGTAAATGTATTATTACATCAACTCCAAACTCAGACGAAGATCAGTTTGCACAAATCTGGCGTCAAGCTAATAATTGTTTTGATGAATACGGTAATTCTACTCCTTTAGGTAAAAATGGATTTAAAGCATTCCGTAGTCAGTGGCAAGAACATCCAGACCGGGACGAGCAATGGGCAAGAGAAATGCTTGCCCAATTAGGCGAAGAACGTTTCCGTCGTGAGATGGAATGTGAGTTTATTATCTTTGATGAAACGTTGATTAATCCATTACACTTAGCTGAAATGGCTGGAATTGATCCTATAGAGAAACAAGGACAAATACGTTGGTATAAAAAGCCAGAACGTAATAAAACTTACGTAGTTGCATTAGATCCAAGTTTAGGCACGGGGTCAGATCCTGCGGCTATACAGGTATTTGAGTTACCCGGGCTTAAACAAGTAGCAGAATGGAGTCATAATAAAACAATCGTACAACGACAAATCGTTATTATGAAAGAGATATGTGGTTACCTAGCAGATGTAGCTGGTAACACAAACGTATATTACTCTGTAGAAAACAATACATTGGGCGAAGCAGCATTGGTTGTTATTGCACAAATGGGTGAAGAAAATATTCCAGGTACATTCTTAAGTGAACCTCGTTCCGCTGGTGGTGGTGGAACACGTTGGCGAAAGGGATTTAATACAACTAACAAATCTAAGTTAAGTGCTTGTGCTAAGTTCAAAAGTTTGATTGAAACACGTAGACTAATAATCGCTAGTAAAATGTTAGTCAGTGAGCTAAAGAATTTTATTGCTGTTGGCGGAAGCTATAAAGCTAAAATTGGTGAGCATGATGATTTAGTTATGAGTTCGTTATTGGCAATCAGAATGATTATGATGGTACAACAATTTGATGCTAGTTTAGATATGGAACTAAAAGATACTATAGATAACTTTATAGAGCCGATGCCTTTTATAATGTTCTAATATGAAAATAACGCCGGTAGACCGATATAATAGAATATTTCATATTGAGGATATATTTCCAAAAGAGCTATTAGATACAGTAATAGCACTAGATTGGTCAAATATGGACTGGAAGCGTGGTGACGCACAAGAAAATTGGTTACGACGTCATATAGAGTGCGATGCCAATCCTGCTTTACAAACGGTAGTAAATTATATATGGGATTCGATAACAGAAATAAGCAATATCTGCGGAGTTGCGTTTACTAATCCATATCCTCCAACTTGGTGGTGGTACGATGAACCGGGGTTTGATGTGGGTATCCACACCGATGGGCACTTACCTGCGACAATGCAGTTATTTTGGATAGCACTTGATGATTCGTATGCAACAACATTTTATAATTCGAAGAATCCCAGTGATCCGATGACCAATCTAAGATTTATTCCAAATTCGGGATATATAATGTTAAATCAACCTAATGCAGACGGATCGCAACCATTACAATGGCATGGTATGTTAAATAAAGTACCAATTGACACTTTTAGGCTTACTAGTTATACCACATTAGGCACTTACGAGAATAAATAGTATTATGAAAGAAATTGAATCCATCTCTACTGCATTATTTGACAAAGTACGCTCACGCTTCCCTAATGTGACGTTAGGCGACGAAAAAGCTAAAGCATGTACTGATCCCTCTGAAGCACGTTTTTTTAATTTTACATACAGCGGTGCAGATGGTGCAGAGTTTGGTAAAGTAACTATTAGTTTAATCGACGAAGAATCTGTAAAAGTATATTTTGGGCAAAACATCTCTGGCGAGATGGACCGCGAACAACGCAAAGAATGGTATGAATTTTTACGTAATTTAAGACAGTTTGCAAAACGCAATTTACTTACATTTGATACACGTGATATCAACAAATCTAATTTACAGTTGCAAGATATTAAACAACAAGCAAAAACAGATGATGTAGCTACAATTGACGACGTCGCTGTTACGGAAAGTAAATTATATGGTACTAGTCGTAACAGTTATGCTGATATGGGCGAGTGCAAGTTAATTATTAAACACGATGGGTTAGTCAGCGACGAAAAACGTGGCGATCGTAGTCGTAGAATTAAAGAAATATTTGTAGAAACAAGCAAAGGCGAGAGACTGTTATGCCCCACTAAAAATCTACATGCGGCTAGAGCATTAGCACAAAATATTGCACATGGCGGCAACATGTATGACGAACATGCTACTCATATTTGTGAGTTAGTTAAAGAAATGGCAGCAATGCAACATTTTGTTCGTAGTACTAAAAACCGTCAATTTGAAGATCAAGAAACAGCAGATATGACACATGCGGCTGTCCATCATTATGATCAAGTTAAACGTACACTACGTCAAATGCGCGGCGCTCGTGGTTATCGCAGTTACTTTGAAACATTCAGTCCAGCAGAAAATCCTCTGGAAGGTATTGATGTTGATGCACTAAAAGAACGATTTGTTAAGAAAATATACGATCAGCGTTTTGATGAAGCATTGCCATACGTAGAACGTGCATATCAACAACAAAAAGCTAGTGCCGGTCAAGCTGGATCTGAGTTAGAGGAGTGGGCAAACAGCGTCACTGAATCAACTTGGGCTAAACCGGATAATGCTGATAAAATTCGTGCATTAGTTGAATTGTTAAAAACATCATTGACCTGTGGAATTGATGGAATCGATGCACAAACTAAAATTGAACCGATTATTGGCGATGACGATTTAAATGATCAAATTTTTAATTTAAGTGTAGCACAAGGCCCTGATGCAGATTGTCGTCCGTTAGTCAAAGCATGGTTAGTACAAACCATGCCGGGATTATTAAAAGAATTAGAATTTGGTAAGAAAAATTCGCAAGACGGGCAAACCAATTGGGAACCACAAACAAGTCCACAACAAGATAATCATAATTATGGATCACAACCGAGCGGCACCAATGTTTCGAACATAACTTATTAATTGTGTTTGGTAATAAAGTTTAAAAATAGTATTTGACTTCATAAATACAAATGTTATATACTAGCAGGGTGCTAGTAAATATCTAGGCATGTAGTAAATTAAGACCATCTTATAAAGGAAAAACATCATGGCAACAACATTAGCAGAAATTCGCGCAAAATTAGCAGCAACAGAAAATCGCGGTCAAGGTAACAAACAATCGGGTGGCGACAACGCTATCTATCCACATTGGAACATCGCAGAAGGCTCCACAGCTCGCGTTCGCTTCCTACCAGACGGTAATACAAAAAATTCATTCTTTTGGGCAGAACGTGCAATGATCAAATTGCCATTTGCAGGCGTTAAAGGCCAATCAGATAGTAAGCCAGTCATTGTTCAAGTTCCATGTATGGAAATGTATGGTGCGGCTTGCCCAATCCTTGCAGAAGTTCGTCCATGGTTTAAAGATCCTTCTTTAGAAGAAATGGGTCGTAAGTACTGGAAGAAGAAGTCTTATGTATTCCAAGGCTTTGTACGTGAAAACGCACTAAGTGACGATAAAGCACCAGCGAATCCAATTCGTCGCTTTACAATCAGTCCACAAATTTTTAACATCATCAAAGCAGCTTTAATGGATCCAGAAATGGAAGAATTGCCAACTGACTTGCAACGTGGTTTGGATTTCCAAATCATCAAAACAAGTAAAGGTGGCTACGCAGACTATAGCACAAGTAAATGGGCTCGTAAAGAATCTGCATTAACAGCAGAAGAACAAGCGGCAATTGACGAACATGGTTTGTTCAACTTGTCAGACTTCTTGCCAAAACAACCAACAGAAGCAGACCTTAAAGTAATTAAGGAAATGTTTGAAGCTTCGGTTGATGGCCAGCCATATGATGGCGAGCGTTGGGGTAACTACTACAAACCATACGGGTTAGATGTAGGCAATGCGGCTCCTAAAGCAGATTCTGCTC